CAGAAGTACAACGAATTGTCATGCCCAGTATTTTCCCAACCCGACTTGTTATGTAACAAACGGTATACGACGCCCAGCGCAACAGTATCGCCAGCATAAACAGCGTCGTAGAGAAGTTTAACAGCCTTTTCATACTCATCAGGCAAGAAAGCAGCACGAAGGTCACGAATGACCCGGGCCACACCAAGATTAAAGCGTTGATCACATCCATCCCCGTCAGCAAAGAAGCAATTTTTCAGCTTCCCCAACGATAAAACAGTTTTAATAAACTGTGGACCGGGTACAGCAACGCCAATTGTTATTGGGTGACGACCAAGCGTTTCTACTAACTTGTCATTTTGAAGAGCAAAGAGCTGTTTTGAGCACTGCAAATGGACTATTCCAGATGCATTAAAACCCCTAGTTTTCTCGGCTGCGACACGATCCGCAGTCCGTAGTTCATCCTTTAACGTCAGTGTAAACGGGAGCCACGTTTCCTGACCGGCCAGAACGGCACCAACCTCCTGTTGGATCTCCGGACCAAACTTCGCCAAGGCATCGTACTTGTCTTGAGCGTTGTAATAGTAGGGAAACCCTGCACTTTTTGACATTGTCATGCGATCAATTGCGCTTTGAGCGGGAAGAACATTATTCCCAACCCATATGCCGCTAAGATAACGAGCTCCGTATTGATACATCCAGGCCAATTTAGACTCTGGGTATGGAAGCAATGGATCTAAAGCTTTTGCACACGATTTTCGCAACGCATTAACAGTCATAACACTAGGGAGATAAGCATCGTCCTGACCATCCACCTGCCAAGGCGCAGGGAGAAAGTGAGAGCTAGCAACAGGTCTGAACGGCACATAACCGAGCACTTGCAATGGAACTACATGTGGACTCGGTTTGCACACCGGGATCGCATAGAACCGCGACCCGATGTGCTCGCTCAGTTTTTTGGCTGCAACTGCAACATGCTGTCCGACACAGGGATAGCAGAGTTGTCAGTACGCCCACCCGCAGCAAAATGAATACCCACGATCGCACCATTAGCGTTGACATATGGACCACCACAGTCACCAGGCAAAGTCGAACACGTAGTGCGCATTTCATGACCTTCACGGCCAGGACCGATGTACGTCACAGTGCCCCAGCTGTCTGCGTAATGAGCTATGAAGGAAACCTTCTGATTAAGCTCAGGAACCGCAAAACGAGCCTTTGGAACTTTAGGAACGCCATCGACACACGCACAAACGAGTAAATCCTTATTCCCGGAAACCTCGTGGTAAGAGATCTTAGTCTTAGGAACCAACTTATCACCAAACTTGAAATGGGTACACTCATCGTAAACATGCTTGTTAACGAGAATACCACACCAAGCGACTAAAACCTGAGCAGAGAACACACCATTGTTCCAAGCCTCACCCAGCGCATGGCGCACATGGCGAGTGTCTAGGCGCACAGACCCAGCAACAAGAGCCTCTTTCGAGCCATCAGACTTAGAGCGCTTATGCTTTCCAGATTTTCCAACCTGAATAAACGGCTCCTTATCCTTCTTCGGCTTAGACTGACCCTTGTTGAAAACAACTGGCAACGTAGGCGTAGGGACCTTTCGAATAGGTTCAATGACTTCCTTAGGAAGGTCTGGACACATCGCGGATACATGACCCTCAACACCACAATGAGCACACTTAGCAGGAATTGCCTCAGCTCCAAAAGTGATATCAAAGTCATCCGTGATAGTGCCTCCAGAACCATCAAGACGAGTCAACACCCAATGACCAGGACCAAACGGTTCGCCAACAAGAGGACACTTCACAACTGCGCCATTGAAAACGCAATTAGTGATATCCGCACGATCCGCTGCATCGTAGAGCACGAAATTCTTCTTCTTGCCCTTCGTTGCCTTCCGCACTTGCTTCATCTTCTTATTAATATTGCCACGGCGCTTCTTACCAGAACTACGAGCCTCATGGTCGACAAACGAATCAAACCAGGACCGCTGGTGAAAGAACGCAAACAAAAGCACACCACAAAGAACAGCAGCACAGAACATTGCAACACGCGAACGGTGAGTCGCGCAAATCTTCTTAACCCCAGGAATTATCTTCCGAAGGCTATCCAAGAACCCATCATCCTGGTCTTCTTCAACAGGTAATTCAGTCGAATCCTTGGCCGGTTCGTCCTTGAACATCTTTCCGATCAACGCGAGCATATCAGCTACAAGATTGCAACCTTTAATATTACGCGGATCAAGATAACGTCCAAATTCACCAAAACCGGCAATCAAGGCACCGACCTTAATACCAGAAGAGAACGCAGTGAGGAACTCAAAAG